AAAGAATTGTTACTTTTGACCACAGTGAAGTTGAACCAGATTTAAATGGGCATGATACTGTACAAGAGTGGCTTGATAAGGCTACTGTTCTTATAGGACACAATATCGCTTATGATTTAGTTTGGTTGTGGGAATCAGGTTTTAAATATGACGGTGCTGTATTTGATACTATGCTTGCTGAGTATGTTATACAACGTGGAGTTAAGTTACCTCTATCGTTGGAGCAGTGCGCAGAAAGATATGAATTAGAAACTAAAAAGCAGGATACTCTTAAAGCATATTTCAAAGCAGGATACTCTACACGAAACATACCACATGATGAGTTGTCAGATTACTTGAGTGCAGATTTACATGCTACACAACAGCTATCAGATAAACTTAATATTAAGCTAAATACTAAAGAGCATTCTAGCTTGATGAATACAGTTATTCTTACAAATGAGTTATCTGTTTGTCTAGCTAAAATATATCAAAGGGGTATGGCAGTTGATTTAAAAGGACTAGATACTGTTCGTCAAGAGTTTCAGACAGAGAAGAGTAATCTTCTTACTGATTTAGATAAGCATGTTAAGAACCTGATGGGTGATACACCTATTAATCTAAATAGCCCAGAGCAGTTAGGTTGGGTTATCTATGGTAGAAAGGTTTTAGACAAAACTGAATGGGCAAATCGTATTGACCCATACATGAGTGATTCTGATTTCCGTACTGCAATTAATATTGGAACAGAGCAGTTGTATAAAACAAAAGCAGTTCAGTGTCCTGACTGTGAAGGAAAAGGCTTTGTACATAAAATAAAAAAGAATGGTACACCATATGCTAAAGCTACATCCTGTAAAACCTGTAATAAGTTAGGGTATCTTTTCAGACCTACAGAAGAAAAAGCAGGGTTAAGATTTAAACCACCTACACCTAAATGGGCTAGTGCCAATGGTTTTAGTACTAGTAAAGCTAACCTTGCTCTGTTGCAGAGTGCCGCTAAAAGTAAAGGCATGGATGATGCATCAGATTTTCTTGGGAAGGTTATTCGTCTAAGCGCATTAGATACCTATCTCTCATCTTTTGTTGAGGGTATACAAACTTACACAAAAGAAGATGGTAAGTTACACGTTAGTTTGATGCAACACAGAACTTCAACAGGTAGGCTATCAGGGGCTAATCCTAATATGCAAAACATGCCAAGAGGTGGTACGTTTCCTGTTAAAAGAGTGTTTGTATCAAGATTTGAAAATGGTAAAATAATGGAAGCTGACTTTGCACAACTAGAGTTTCGTGTAGCGGCATTCCTATCACAAGATGGAGTAGCAATTGAAGAAGTTAAAACAGGTTTTGATGTTCATAGTTATACTGCCCAAGTTATTAGTGACGCAGGGCAGAAGACTAATCGCCAAGAAGCAAAAGCACATACATTCGCGCCACTTTACGGAGCAACGGGATTTGGACGCACGGCTGCTGAAGCTACATATTATGAACACTTCAATGAAAAGTACAAAGGAGTATCACTATGGCACTCCCGATTGGCTAAAGAGGCTGTCACCACGCAGAAAATAAAAACACCATCAGGTCGTGAGTTTTCGTTTCCTGACATATCACGAAGAGCAAATGGTTCTGTATCCCACTTTACAATGATAAAGAATTATCCTGTACAATCTTTTGCTACAGCAGATATAGTGCCTATTGTTTTACTACACATTGAGAAGTATTTAGCAAACATGAAATCTTGTATTGTTAATTCAGTACATGACAGTTTAGTTATTGATATACATCCAGAAGAGGAGAAGCAAGTTTTATATATAATAAATGAAACAAACAAAGAGTTACCTAATCTAATTAAACTTAGATGGGGAATAGAGTTTAATGTACCATTACTATTAGAATCAAAAATAGGTAAAAATTGGCTTGACACGAAGGATGTAAGCTGATATAACTACCATTCTATTTTCAGAAAAGGAAAGATAAAAGATGAGTAACATCACAACTATTAATACAGCTAATTATGCTGACATGGCAAAAGCAATGGGTGTATCAGTAACTACTACTGCAACACCTGAAGAAAGATTATCTTTGCCAAGACTACGAATATCCCACCAACCTGTAATGGGTATAAAGAGCATTGATGGTGAAGACATTAATGTTGAAGTTGTAAAAGGTGGTGCATTTAGACTAGAAGGTGGCACGTTTAAGTTAGAGGGCGATAACAATACTATTTATAGTACATCCATAACTATAAGACCTTTCTTACAGAGATACATGTATAAAAGATTTATTAAGGGTACAGATACTATTCCTAATAAATATGTAAAGACCATCATGGCTGATAATTTAAATATTGATTTAAAAGATACAGATGGTGGCTTTAACTGTGGCAAACCTGCTGGTTATATAAAGGATTGGCAAGCACTACCAAAGAACATGCAAGAACTTATACGTAGCATAAAACGTGTTCGCGTTGTTATCGGTATGGTTTCAATGGAAAATGCTAAAGACGAAAAGGGTAATAAAGTATCTGTAGATGATAGCCCATTTATATGGGAAATAGATAATCGTGAAGCATACAAAGCAGTAGGTGATGCGTTTAATACACTAGGTAAACACAAGCGTCTTCCTCTACAGCATAAAATGGTTGTGAATACAGAGGAAAGACAAATACCATCTGGTGCAAAATACTATGTTCCATCTGTATCCATTAATTTAACTGATACACTTGAGATAACTCAAGATGACCAAGAAATGTTTGGTAGCTTCATGCAATGGATAGATAATTATAATTCATACGTTTCAAATAAGTGGTCTGAAAATGTCAATAGCAAAATGAACGAAGATGATGTAGATGTTATTGACGTTTTAGTAGAAGAATCTGACATTGAAGTTGAGGTAGCTTAATGGAACATCCTGCTGAACTAGCTGTACATCAGTACATGGAGAATGCTGTAAAAGGTGATTCTACCATGTCTGATGAGACTATAGAGCAAGTAGCTACAGATGTAGCAGAGGCTCTTAAAAAGCAGTTTGGTAGTGGTAAAAGCAGGGGTGACTTTACATTACGTATGTCTAATGTAGGTCGCCCTTCTTGCCAACTTTGGTATGATAAAAACAAACCTGAAGTTGCTGTACCGTTACCTACTACGTTTATAATGAATATGATGATAGGAGATATAGTAGAAGCTGTCTTCAAGGGTATTCTAAAAGAAGCAGGTGTAAAGTATGAAGATTCCGATAGCGTTAAACTTGAGTTGGATAACACATCCATTAATGGAACATATGATATTGTTATTGATGGTGCTGTTGATGACATAAAGTCTGCATCTGATTGGTCATACAAATATAAGTTTGAATCTTTTGATACATTAAAAAATGGTGATTCATTTGGTTATGTTGCACAGTTAGCAGGTTATGCTAAAGCCGCAGGTAAACGTGCAGGTGGTTGGTGGGTAGTAAACAAAGCTACGGGAGCATTTAAATATGTACGTGCTAAGTGGCTAAACGTAGATGAGGAAATACAAAAGATACAAGACAAGCATGACAAACTTAAAGAAAATAAGTTTGATAGATGTTTTGAACCTGTAGAAGAAACTTTTTATAAGAAAAAAACAGGTAATAAAATACTTAATAATGGATGTAAGTTTTGTTCATACCGATTTGATTGTTGGCCTAGCTTACAAGAAATACCTAGCGTTACTTCAAAAGCAAAAGAACCTGCAATAGTACAATATGTAGAATTAAACAATGCTAAATCATAAATCTTTTCGTATGGCACGTAAACATGGTTACAGAAGCGGTATTGAGCATCAAACTGCTGAATATTTAGAGAAACATAACATTACATATCGTTATGAGAAAGTAAAAATAGAATGGGAAGACTTAGCTTATAGAACATATACGCCTGACTTTGTTTTACAAAATGGTATAATAATAGAAACTAAGGGTAGATTTACTTCAGCAGATAGACGCAAGCATATCGCAATAAAAAAACAACACCCTAAACTAGATATACGTTTTGTTTTCACTAACAGCCGTAGCAAATTATATAAAGGTGCAAAATCATCTTATGGAGATTGGTGTACTAAGAACGGCTTTAGATATTATGACAGAATAATACCTGAAGATTGGCTTAAAGAAAAAGGAAAAGATAAACATCCTATCTTTATACCATTTCAACATAAGATAAAAATTAAAAGGAAAACAAAATGATAGACGAACAAATTATTGATTCTTTAAAGAAGGAAGACATAGTTATATGTATAAGACCAACTGTAGTTAATGAGCAGGAATGGTCTGGTGATGTAGCTATTTCTATTATGGCAGGTAGAAATAATCCACTAAATGATGAAGACTATTACAGTATTTTACATTTTGCTAAAATGGTATGTGCAAGTGTACCTTTAATGGAAAAGTCAGAAGAATTACGCGAATTAGTTCATAACTATGCTCTAACAGAAAGCGAATCTGATGAGTTAGATATTGCTGTTGAATTGGATGAATCTGACAGAGGAAAAGTACTTGACAGAAGTGATAATGTCATTACATTATCTTTTAGTAGCAGTACAAAAGGGAGTGCATAATGAATGACCAGATTAGACATGAGGAGTATATGAAACAAGCAATGGCACAGTCAGATGTAATTACAAATCCACCACACTATGAGCGTTGGGAAGTAGAACCTGTTACTTTTATTATGAAAAACGACATGCCCTTCTGGATGGGTAATGTTATAAAATATGTATCAAGAGCAGGAGCAAAAGAAAACACAGATGAAATAACAGATTTAAATAAAGCAAAGAGGTATATTGATATGCGTATTAATCAATTAGAGGGTCGTGAGCCAAATGCGAGTTAAAGTTTTTATCACAATTGATATTGACCCAGATGAGTATCCAGTTCCTGCAGATGAAAATGTTGCAGAAGAAATTGAAGATGGTATACGAGAATATTTCTACGATGTGGAAGGAACTAAAATAAAAAGTATGAAAACTATACAGGAGTGAGAGATGAATAACTATTTACCTACCGACTACCAAAATTTCATAGCGTTATCACGTTACGCTAGGTGGAAGGAAGATGAACAAAGACGTGAGAATTGGGGTGAGACAGTAGCAAGATACTTTGACTACATGACTAAGCATCTAAAAGATACATGTAACTTCACACTAGAAGATAAGTTACGTGGTGAGTTAGAGGAAGCAGTGCTTGAGCAACGTGTGATGCCAAGCATGAGGGCTTTGATGACATCAGGTCCTGCGTTAGACAGATGCCACGTAGGTGGTTACAACTGTTCTTACGTACCTGTAGACAATCCTAGAGCATTTGATGAGACAATGTACATCTTAATGTGTGGCACTGGTGTAGGCTTCTCTGTGGAGCGTAGTAATGTAGACAAGTTACCTGTAGTTAATGAACACTTTGAGTACAGCGACACAGTAATCAAGGTCGGTGATAGCAGACCCGGTTGGTCTAAAGCGTTACGTGAGTTGATTGCTATGTTGTATGCAGGTCAGATACCACAGTGGGATGTATCCAAAGTACGTGAGGCAGGTGCAAGGCTAAAGACATTTGGTGGTAGGGCATCAGGACCACAACCCTTGATAGAGTTGTTTAACTTCTGCATTGAGAAGTTCAAAGGCGCATCAGGTCGTAGGCTATACCCTATTGAGTGTCACGACATCATGTGTAAGATAGGTGA